CATTGACCGCCAAGATGGGACTTGCCGGAACTCGCACCTCTGGAGCCATTAAGATGGGCTTGGCTGGTGCTGAGGCTGGACTTATTACTGAGACTGCGAACGCGATGGTTCGTCCGACTGGAGAGTGGACAGATATTCCTCTGGCGGGTTTAGGCGGCATGGTATTCGGCACAACACTGGGTGCTGTAGCCGGGAAACAGATTGACGAGTTCGTAGCTGACGAGACAGGTTCTCTGAACTTGGATGCCTTCTTTGGCGATCCCAGAAAGAAAGCCAACGACTCTTTATCCGAAGCGCGTAGAGACTTTGCTGACTCCGTTGCTGATGGTCAAGCAGGTCGCGTAGATTACAGTGCCAAAGCTGCACTGGACGATGAAGTATTTACACTTGCCGATGATTTTGATACAAGCACAATGAGCGAAGGTATGGCTGATCTAGCTGTACGCGCTGGCGAGTATCTGCAAACCTCTGGTATCCAGAAACAAGTTGACGGTGCATTTGATGATACGCCGATGGGCCGTACTGCTAAGAAGTTCTATAACTTTCTGACCAAGACTCCCGTTGCAACAGACTGGGATGCCTTAATGAAAAGTAACTCGAATCTTGCAAAGATATTTGCGTACAAGGGTTTTGAATCCGCTGCGGGTATTGCGCGTAACAACCGCTCTGCCGCTGCTCTACAGAACGTGTACACAAATCAGATTGCAGGACAAGTTGGAGTTCATTATCCAGACCTGATTACGAAGTGGGCCTCGAAGCGGACTGATACTCCGTCTTTCCTGAACATGAATCGTCAGTCTGTGATTGATGGGTTCAACAGAGAAGTATTTGAGGAACTACAATATCGTTATCACGAGAACGTAAGCAATCCTAACTCGGATGAGTTTGTACGTAAGATGGCCGATCATATTGATGAGTCGTCTGCACGTGCCGTGAACATTCTAAAAGGATCGCCCGGAGAGATGGCTGTAAAAGGCTCTGAAAATCTGGCTGCTGAAAAGGGATGGTTCCGCCAACTATGGCGTGGTGATCGTATGCTCGAAGTTATTAAAGACCTCGACCAACAACTCGGTAAAGGAAAAGGCAGAGCTGCGATTGCAGATACACTGGCTAATTCCTACCGCAAGATACATGGATGGGATAAAGAACATGCGCTCAAATTTGCGAACGCTGTGCTTAGGCGCGGTCTAGCCCGTGAGCGTGGTATTGACACTAACCTTGTACGTATGCTTGATTCCGAAGGATCAGAATACATGGTTCAGTTTATGCGAGATAACGGGTTCTCCCGTGAGCTTGCTGAGGGACTGGTAGATGGCCTAAAGGGAGCAAAGGCAGAACAAGGCAAGCAATCGTTCTTGAAGAATAGAAAAGATGTTGACTTGCGCGAACAGATCGCAGGTACAAACTATAGACTTATGGATTTGGTTGATACCGACATTCTAGGTGTATGGTCACAGTACAGCCGTAATGCTGCTGGAGCGGCAAGCCTTGCACGTAACGGTATTCAACGCGCTGATCGTAAACGTATCATAGATGCAATTATGTCCGAGGAAGCTGCGACAGGTAAACAAACATTGAGTCGTGAACAACTGGAAGGTATGTTCTCGTACTTCGATGGTGGAGCCTTCGCTGGTGGACTTAACCCGTGGGCAAGACGTGCTCTCCAACTGACAAACCTTAGCTTGCTTAACTCTCTGGGCCTTACGCAGACTGCTGAGGCTGGTGTGCAGGTTGCTGCCGTTGGCTTGGATGCCTTCCGTAGAGCTGCACCAGTAGAGGTGCGCGAAATGTTGTCTGGTAAGAACTCTGAACTCGCTGAGGAGCTTCGCCCGTGGACAGCGGCTATTGATGGTGAGCACAATGTGTTCATGGATCACTTAGCCTTAGACGATACTCGTGCCGATCCCGGTGCATTTGCAGAGGCAGGACAATTCATGGACAAACTTCTTGTGCGCGGTTCTCGTGTACAGGGATACGTCTCTGGGTTCTACAAGGTCAAACAGCTACAGCAACGTACTGCGGTGCGGAGCGTGTTGTATCGCCTTGCAGACATGTTCCGCAAAGATGCAACAATGAGCACTAAGCGTTTATACGATATGGGTTTCACAGATGATGCAATGGTTACACGTATAGGCAAATACTTCACAGATGGTACAGTCAAGTTCGATGAGGGCGGTGACGTTCTTCGTATGAACTTCAATGACTGGAACCAAGAAGATGTACTGGACTTTGCATTGATCCTAAACAGGCACACCGACCAAGTTGTGCAACGTGCTATGCGGGGTGAAAGCTCTGTGTGGATGCACAAGACGGAAGGTGCTGTACTCGCGCACTTGAAATCGTTTACTATCCTTACAATGCAGAAACAGTTATTGCGTAATGCTCGGATCATGGATGCAGAGGCTTCAATGGCCTTCATCTACAGTCTTGGTACTGCGGGTGCTGCTTACACTGCACAACAAGCTATTAAAGGCAACACAGAGAACCTTGAGGCCGAGAAGATCGCCAAGGGTGCTTTCATGCTGAGTAACATGACAGGATGGATTCCTCAATGGAGCGATCCACTAATGTCTATGCTCGGTATGGATAATCTGCGTTTCAACCATTATGGTGCTGTTGGTGTTGGCGGTGATGTTGTTGGTACGCCTCCTGTATTGCCTACCCTTAACCGGGTCGCGCATATTCCAGAGGCGGCTATTGGTCTTGTAACAGGGACAGCCAAGAACGAGGACATTTACGCTCTACAGTCCACGCCGATCATAGGGAACCTGTATGGGTTCAGCTATATGTTCGGGGCAATGAAGGACGACATACGGAACGAGAGAGCGGCTGAACGCCGAGCAGCTCGTAAAGAGCCAGAGAAACCGCAGGAAACTGCGCCTAAAGACGATACAGAGGTGAAGGCCAGTGATGGATTCTTCGGAATTTCACAGGAAAACGCTGATGCTCTTAATGCTCTGGTAAACAATTAAGGCTAAGGGCTTGATATACAAGCCCAAAGTCTAATTCACTCCCTATTTAGTACAAAGGAGGCCAAACTTAATATGGCAAATTCAATTATCACATATACAGGCAATGGCGTAACCACGCAATTCGCTCTGAACTTTACCCTTGGTATTCTGGATAGAGAGCACGTAAAATGTCGTGTCGGTAGCGAAGTCGATGGGCTTGGCGATCCGGTGTACAGAACGCTCGAATGGATTACTGATGGACTCGTTAATGTGCAGGGTACAGTCCCGGCAAATGGCGTAGCTGTCGTATTCACGAGAACAGTTCCGAAAGACGAGCTAGTTCACGATTACGAGAACGGTGCTGCTATTGAAGAATCAAACCTAGACGACAGTAACAAACAATCTCTCATGGCAATCCATGAGTTCTTGGATGGTCGCCTAGAAGGAGGTTTTGCACAAGACCTCACTATGAACGGATTTAAGATTACTGATCTTGGAGACGGAGTTGCCGATACAGATGCCGCAAACATGCGCCAACTGAACGTGATTCTAACTGATCCCGGATTTATTGTAGTGCGCGATGATCTAATCGGCCCCGATACTATTGGCACAGTTGCAGATGCGATTGATGCTGTAGAAATTGTTGCGGGTATAGATGATGAAGTTGTAGAAGTTGCGTCTATTTCCCCAGAAGTAGAAAATGTTTCTGCAATATCTGCTGCTATTGTTGCTGTAGAGGCAAACTCTGCTAACATCAACGCAGTTAATGCGAACTCAAGTAACATCAATACCGTGGCAACAAACATTGCCAACGTAAATAATACAGGTAACAGTATTACAAATGTAAACATTGTTGGCAACAACATTGCAAACGTAAACGCTGTTGCCGCGAATAACGCGAATATAAATACGACTGTAGCAAATATGGCTGCTATTATCGCAGCTCCAACTGAGGCGGCTAACGCTGCTGCCAGTGCCGCTGCTGCTGCTGCCAGTGCTGCGGAAGGGTTGTACAATGACGTTATCACTATCACAAGTGCTAACAGCCCGTACACACCTACTGCTGCCCAAGAGGGTACGTTGTTTAGATGCGATACTACCTCCGGTGCTATCACAATAAATCTAAGTACCTTGGCTACGTACAACGAAGATATGAAATTCGGATTTGTAAAAATAAACGCCAGTGCGAACAACGTAACTGTTAACCGTGGCGGTAGCAATACTATCAACGGCGGTACAAGTATCGTATTGTCCACACAGTACGAGACACACGTAATTGTAGGTGATTTAACTACCGGAACTTGGCTTGATACAGTTCAAACAACTGGAGTGGCTGACGATTCTATTACCAATACCAAATTGGCAAATATGGCGGCTAATACGATCAAAGGAAACAACACGGCCTCAACCGCCGATCCTACTGACATAGCTCTGTCAACCAACCAAATTCTTGGTCGTGCGGCAGGAAACATAACAGGATTGACTGCCTCGGCTGTTTTGGACATTATTAACTCAACGCGTGGTACTTTACTGTATCGCGGAGCTTCGGCTTGGTTGGGTCTTGGCCCGACAACTGCGGGATTTATTTTGCAGACAAACGGAGCCGGAGCAGACCCTTCGTGGGTTACTGCGGCTGGTACTCCTGTTTTGTTAGCTACGGGTACAGCAAGCAACAGCGCACAAGTGGACTTTACTAGTGCGTTTAGCGCGACCTATGACGACTATATCCTTAAATGGGATGATGTTCAAATGGCAACAGATCAAACAAACCTCGTTCTGCGATTTTCGCAAGGCGGTGTTTTTGATAGTGGCGTGAACAGTGATTATTCCAGCGCGTGTTCTATCGGTGCATATTCTGGCGGCTCCTCCTTTGGTGGTACACTACAATCAAACGCGGCTGGTGGTGTGTATCTTGGCTGGAACTTAGACAACGGTGCAAACTTCCGCATGAGCGGTGAGTGCCGCATACCAAGACCCCTTTCAACAAACCAGTATAAAGGCGTTTACGGTATTGGGTATGGAGTGCACTGGTCAACCAATGACTCGCTGCAATATAACATTACTTCACATCGCCGTTTCACAAACGCAGTTGATGGTATTCGACTTCTGAGTTCCTCTGGAAATATTACAGGCGGTACATTCAAACTCTACGGGATCAAAAAGTAATGAAAAAAGTAATAGCAATACCCTCGGAACTTGTTGGTCGTATCGCGGATTTAACAACACGCTTGCATAATCTAAATCAGGTTTTGCAGGATACTACCACACTGATCCATACTGCCGCAGAGGCAGACAAACAGGCTTTAAGTCTTACTAAATCGGAATTAGAGCTAAGTATATCTGATACTGAACGTGATCTTATTTCGGCGCAAGCTGAAATGTCTTCGTTTGGCGAGGTTGAACTAACGGAAGAAGAAAGATTAGAACGTGAGCAGGAAACAGCTCATCACGAAACTTTCATAAAATCCCACGGTTACATTTATAAACGTGCCCTTAATTATCCAAGTATCGGAGATCAACTCGATGTTATTTGGAAAACAATTACGACACTGCATAATTCCGGTGTCGTTTTACCACAAACTACTGTAGATATGCTTAATGCGATTGCTACAGTGAAGGATACTTATAGAAAGCCTGAATAACTTGAGTACACAACTGACTGATTCGTGCACAACGTATCTTGCGTGTATGGTGGGGATGACGAAAGGTATTGACTGGATGACAGTTGGTGCAGTCGTGCTTCTAGTGGCGCGTCTTATAAAGGACGTGCCTGATGCCATCGTAGCTATAAATGCGATGTACAAAAAATACAAGGAAAAACGAAATGACAAAGGCAAGCGATAAACAGCTAGGCGAACTGCATGGCAAACTCGCTAAGTCTATGGTTCGTGCTCTGGACGCATCCGATAAAGCTATCGTGTTGCTGGACAAGTACGAAGATGAACTTCCGGGCGAAGTGGTTGAGTATCTGACGAAACAAGCAGATGCCAACCCTGCCTTGCTTACGGCTGTTTCTAAATTCCTAAAAGACAATGCAATTACATGTTCCATTGATGATAGCGAAGAATTATCTCACCTTGAGCAACTGCTTAAAACTAAGCCAGAGCGCAAGCGTGTAGGTAATGTTGTTCCTATCTCGGAATAGTGTGTAATAAGAGGACTGTTCTTTATACGGGATGCCCATTGTGGCAGGGTCGCGCCCTGTTGCAGTGGAACATCGTCCCGTACAATGAGCAGTCCTTCATAGTACACATTAAGAGGACTTACATGAGTGAAGATTTAATTTTAGCTGAACGCCGATGGGCGGACTTGGCTTTGCTACAAGAGCACTATATCAACTTTGAAGACCTCGTTGTAGATGTAATGACTGACGTGCTAGGCTTTACCTGCACAGACGTTCAGGAGGACATTGCTTCCTTCCTTGCATCTGAGGATAAGTTAAAGATGGTACAGGCCCAACGTGGTCAGGCTAAGACAACCATTACTGCTTGCTATGCAGTGTGGCGTATCATACACGATCCAAAGACCCGCATCCTGATTATCAGCGCGGGTGACAACATGGCTACCCAGATTGCTTTCTGGATTATCCAAATCATTCAAAACATGCCGGAGCTTTCTTGCTTGCGGCCTGATACCTCGCAAGGTGACAGGGCTTCTGTCAAAGCGTTCGATGTGCACCGCACGTTGAAAGGATACGACAAGTCGCCCTCCATCGCATGTATCGGGATCACTGCAAACATGCAGGGCTATCGCGCAGACGTTTTGATCGCAGACGATATTGAGTCTGCCAAGAACTCTCAGACTGCAACGCAGCGTGAGCGACTGGCACACTTGACAAAAGACTTTGCATCCATCTGTTCCAACGGTGAGATTATTTATCTCGGTACTCCGCAGTCCAATGACTCGGTTTACAATTCGTTGCCGGGACGTGGATTCAAGATTAGAATTTGGCCGGGGCGTTATCCCACGGCAGAGGAGCTTCCGAACTATAAAGAGTATCTGGCTCCTATGATCCTTGAGCGTATTGAGGCTGATCCCTCAGTACAGATAGGCGGTGGCCCTGCGGGTGATCGCGGGAAAGCTATTGACCCTGTGCTGCTCAACGAGGAAACTCTCACGGCCAAAGAGATTGACCAAGGTAAGGCATACTTCCAACTCCAGCACATGCTGGACACTAAACTGATGGACGAAGACAGGTATCCGCTTAAATCGCGTGACCTTGTGTTCTTGCCCATCGCTCCAGAGCGTACTTCTCTACATATCAACTGGACACGCTCCAGTGATCGCCGCATATTGCCTCCGCAGGGTTTCCCCTTGCAAGAGGAATACTATATGGGTACAGCCACAGGTGACGAATACGGGTATTATACCGGAACGCACATGTATGTTGACCCTGCTGGTGGTGGTAAAAATGGAGATGAACTCGCGTGGGCTGTAACAAAGTTCCTCGCGGGACGTATCTACTTAGTATCTTGCGGCGGTATCCCCGGTGGATTCACTGAGGACAAACTCCGCAAGCTAAACGAAATTGTTCTGAAACACAGACCTCGATCCATTCAGGTTGAACAGAACTTTGGCAATGGTGCGTTCCAACAGATTTGGACACCGTTACTTAATAAGGCGACTGAGGAAGTCGGACATAAATGCGGTATCGAAGAAGTCTGGGAATCTGGACAAAAAGAACTTCGCATCATCGACATTCTTGAGCCGATCATCTCTAGCAACCGCCTTGTCATTGATCCTGATATTATTAAAGAAGACTGGGCTTCGGTTCAGAAGTACGCCGTTGAGAAACGGGCAACGTATTCTCTGTTCTTCCAGTTGGCGAGACTTACACGCGACAAAGGTTCTCTGCTGCATGACGATAGACTTGATGCCCTTGCGGGTGCATGTCGATTCTGGGTGCAAGCACTTGCCCTTGACGCTGCAAAGATCGCAGCTCAGATCAAAAACGAAAACTATGCTCGTTTGATGAACAACCCGCTCGGTAATGGCCGCAAGGTTCCGGGTTTCAAAGGTTTCAATCCAACGAACGCCCTAGATAAATTCCGAAGGAGAACATAATGGGTAAGAAACATAAAGACAACACACCTGTTGTTGAAAATGAAGAACTGGCTGATGCTCTGGGGCTTGACCTCACTGAGCTTGAAGCCGATCTGGAAACTGCCGAGGAAGCTGTTGAAGCTCCAGAAGACGTTGCGCCGGAGTCCGATGAAACGGATGAAGTTGTCGCCGCAGAACCAGAAGTACAAGTTGAGGCTGTTGAGCCGGAAGCTGCAACGGAAGTAGCTGGCGATACAGGAATCCGCACGGATTCATTTGATCGTCCTGCGTTCCGCCGCATGACTCCTACTCGCACTGAGCTTGTTGTTGAAAAGAAAAGACCTACGCCTGTTCGTAAGTCCCGTACACCTGCTCGTGGAACTACACTGTCGGCTAACGCTGCACTGTTGTCCTTCCCGACTGACAAGTGGGGTCTGACGAAAGACGTAAAGAAAGCCATCACACACATGGCCTCGCGTATCGCTGGTGATCCGGGTAAGAAAGCATTGGCAGATGCCACGCTTAAAATCCTGCTGGAGCATCTGGAACTCAAGGTAACGGCTGATGCCGAATACCGGGGTATCCTTAAAGATCGTACGATTGATCGTCTGGATACTAAAGCCGATAAAGAACAGGCTGAGTAATGTCTATTCGCCGCGTTATACTCGGCGGGACAACTGCCGCTATGATTGCGGCTGGATCAATCATTGGGTGGGAAGGTAAGTATAACAAGGCTTACCTCGACCTCGTGCAAGTCCCTACGATTTGTTATGGCACAACGCGCTACCCAGATGGTAAGCCTGTACGCCTCGGAGACATTAAGAATGACAACGAGTGCACAGAGCTTATGTATCAGGAGATACTTCGCATTGACGCTATCATTACTCGTACAGTAAAGGTTAAACTAAAAGATCACGAACGCGCTGCCCTCATCTCATGGATATACAATGTCGGTGAGACGAAATTCTACAGCTCGACACTTCTGCGTAAGCTGAACGCTGGCGATGTTGTAGGCGCATGTAACGAACTTCCCCGTTGGGTTTATGCTGACGGTAAGAAGCTCCGTGGTCTTGTAAACAGACGGGCCGATGAACGGCTCCTGTGCCTTGGAGAAAAGAAATGACACAACTAAGACTGATCGCAGCTCTTGTTGGAGTGCTTGCCCTTGTGGGTGCGTACTTCTATGGTAGAGCTGATGGCGGTACATCATGTCAGGCTTCGGCCTTGACCGAGTACCAGAAAGGAGTACAGCATGACGCAAAAGTGGATCGACAGGTCAATCGGATGGACAACCCTGCTATTGATCGCGCTCTTTCTCGCTGGATGCAGTAACACTGTAGCCCAACGCCCAGAGCTTCCGCCTATCTACGTCACGCAAGGCGATATTGCTTGCATGGCTCCAACTACAAAACGACAGATCGTACAACACAACTGCAAGGTTGATTACGATAAGACTGTTTGCACATTTAAGGAGAACAAATAATGGCATACACTAACTTGGGAGGCAAGCCTGTTATTCCGGCTGCTGACCTTTTGAACCTCCAGTCGGAGGCAAACAAACCCGGTGTCGGTGCTGCACGTGTAGGTGCTACCCCTCACGCTCTCGGTAAACGTCCCGGCCTGATGGCTTGGCGCGATGCTGGAGCAGGTGCACTATCTCTGGTATTCTCTAAAGGTGGCAACTCTGCCGCTGCATGGAGAGCCGCTGATGGTTCCGCTGACTACACACCGCTGAACATCGGTGCTTTCACCCCGGCTGCTGGCTGCACGTACTCTAACGGCTTGCTGACTGCTGATGGTGTTGACGACCCTACTGCTACACAAACTATCACAGCACTCGCTGCTGGAACCTACGTTATCTCTGGTACGGCTGCTTGCGAAGGCCCGTCTGCTGCTGACGTTGATAAACCCTTGCTTAAAGTAACGGGTGCAACCGATGGACTGCTTATCAATAAGTCGTTCTCTGGTGCACGTCACGCTACTGCTGCTGAAAGTGCTGATCCGAAAGAAACCTTCTCTTACACCTTTACTCTTACCGTTGCACAGAACGTAGTTATTACGATCTCTAACGTGAACGAGGCTGGTGCACTCGAAGCTGGTTCTTCGTATATTGTACTTAACCCGCTTGAAGCTCTTGCTTAATCTTGAAAGGAAACTGATATGGCATCTGTAAACCAATATCCTAAACTGGGCGACCTCACGGTTGTTCCTTCTGCTGATCTGACTTCTCTTACCTCTCCCGCCAACGCTAAATCTCCAGCACGTCTGGGCGATCAAGGCTTTGGTAAAAAAGGTGGTATGATCGTAGTCCGTGATGCTGGTGGTGGTGATCTTCGTCTGGTCTTTGCGACTGGCGATACTCCTGCTTCCGTATGGAAAGTCGTAGATAACTCTGCGACCTACACTCCAGCCTAATATGAACTGGCTTCTGTCACTGAGCTTGCTGCTGTACTCCGGGATTACATCTCGACAGTCCGGTGGTGGGCTTGGTGCTCAGTACCTACCCTCGAAGTTGACTTGGGTTCCCGAAGTCTTCTTCTCGATTCCCTTCGGGCTTCCTATAGCTCTGCTCCTGTATCCTATCATCGGATGGTATGCCGCAATTCCTGCGGTGCTCTGTTTCGCATGGTCGTACATCTGGATGCAATCAGCAACCGCTCCCGGTATTCACTGGGGCAAAGGTGGGTACAACCCGAATCGCACATCTACACTTAAACCCTTCGTTGACTTTATCAACACCTTGTCTATCCGTAAATGGAGGATCGGGCCGCACTATGATCCGAGCACAGTTGAATACTGCCGCTTGTACATGGGCGTGAAAGGCTTCTTGATCGGACTGCCTGTTGGCGGTCTGCCTCTTGCGATCCTCTGGCCTCTGGGCTACGAGCTTGGTCACAGGTCTGGCCGGGAAGACTTGATTGAGTTCCTCGCCGGGAGCGGTGCAGGTATTGCTATTTCTATCCCTCTACTGGTGCTTGGCCTCTTATGAGGTCAGGCTCCTTACACGGGTGCAGTGAGTCCTCCGCTGCATCTCTGTAAGGACAAGGAGAGTATAGTTGAAAAAAGACAAATGGATATTCCAGAAACATTCTAATGACTGCGGTATCGCCGCCCTTGCTATGCTCTTTGGGACTTCGTACAGCTTTATGCGCCGGAAGGTGCTGGAGCAAGCCGAATCCCGGTCTGAGCCGTTTGACGGTACAACCTCGACCTATGCTCACGGCATTGCCCTGAAACTAGGCCGTAGGATCACTGTACAGCGCGTTCAGGACTTCCCGGTACAAACACTCGCCCAGAACGTCAGAGGCTATCCAGCGGTGCTCGTATGCCCCGCCTTGGACGGTTCCTCCGATTTCCACGCCGTGTACTGGGACGGAAAACGAGTCTATGATCCCTCTCCGGGTAAACGGTACGGGATGGCTGGTGCTAAAGCATTGAAATCATTACATGAAGTATGGATACTGAATTAAAGGGCTTTTAAGGCCCGTACAGTGGCTTGGGCATCTGGGTGGTGCAACCTATAGGCGGCACTCCCAGAGGCTATCCACGGAGCTTCCTGTTGGCAAGAAACACGAAAACGAACAGATACGTGACCAGTTATGCGCCAGATCGTATAAACAGGAATTATGCGCTAAGTCGTATAGGAATTAAAAAGACAGAAAATAATCCAAATATGAATACCCGATCAAAAAAATGGCTTAGATTTTTGTGGGAGTGCCTAATACACCCTGCTGTCCCAGTTTCCCCGTAGGGTACAACCTTATTTGCATATTCTTATTTATACCGCGATAGACAATCAATATATCATATAGCATATAACCCTTAGATATTATCTAGGTATATCCCTTAATAGATATTCTCTTGTTTGTTCGGCGATCTATCTCTTTTGATTTATGCTCTATCTCTTTTCTTTTTATCTCATACCATACCTATATCATATCTATGTTTGTATTCTGTATCTATCCTAGCATATCATTCTATGTAATGCAATAGCATAGTATCCTAGTATTCTATCTAGTATTATATCCATATCTTAAACAGATATTCTTAAACAGATATAACGGATATATCCTACTAAATAGGGAGGGAATTAGATTTAATCTATATAAATCAATTACTTATAAAATAATTGCCTATTTAATCATTTTTCTCTTGCAATCCATCGGCGGATATGGTCTAATACAATTATTGAACGGCCTAGCGGCCTTCCCTGATTGCATCTAGCTTAGTCTAGCATAACTGCCACAAGGGACGCGCCAAGGGACGGGAAATAAAATCAGTTGACATGCACTGCAAAAGCATGTAGGATTAAAAGAACGGTGCAAATTGGCCGATAACAATAAGCGATAGCTAACCATAGAGGCGCAAGCCTCAAGGTCTAAAGCTGAAACTTTGCAAGTTAGTATGGATTGCCGCAAGGCATAGGAATACTAGCAGGGTTGTATGAGTCGCCTAGTGCGCGGCCTGTTTACAGGCGTAGTACAACCTGAAAGCCCGAAGGCTTGCACGGTACGAGGGACAACCTATTAGCAGGTTGTTACAGGATACTTGTATCTTGTCGAATGTAGCACGTGGAAACGTAGCACGGCACGGAAGCCTGTAAGGCGTAAAGTGTGCAATCCTAATTAGCTGGATTGCATCCGTATGGAATGAGTGACAAACAATGTTCCAATAACACAAGAGAAGTGTTTTATATATCCATCACATACAAAGGATATGCAATACATTCGGCAAGGTGCAATCTATTGAGGCTTTGCGAATAGCATAATCTGGAGTATTAAAGGCGTTGATAAAGCTGGATAAGTGTAAGGTATATGATTAACTGCAAAGCGCGAATGATGCCAAGTTGTCTTACTGCGATTACAAGCAAGTGACTGTGAGGCTAGGCTTGTGTTTAACCTTAGCAATGAGTACATGCCTTGAATGGTCGCATGTATTCTTTGGTAAGGTTATTTGGTTAACCTATGCCTTAACCCAATCAATGGAGGTCACTATGACTAAGACTAATGAAGCTAAGAAAGTAACTGTAAAACTGCTGGATGGTGCAAAGGCTATTGACAAGGCTATTGCGTCTATCTCAACACGTGGCAAGTCATTACAGCGCGATATTCACATTGCCGCTGTATCATGCTTGAACCATGCCGATAAGCACGGGGATATTACCCTTGCACAAAAACTCATTGACGCTATTCCTACACTGGCACGTAAAAATGCCTTGCGTGATTGGTTTATCGCCTTTGGTAAATTCGGTTATGATGATGCGTCTAAACTTATGACGTACAACAAGAAGGGTGCTACACTCTTGCAAGAGGCAATGGACATGCCCTTCTGGGATTTTCAACCTGAAAAAGCCTATGTGCCATTTGATATTAAGGCACAACTGGAAAACCTGCTTAAACGTGCTAACAGCGCGATTGAGAAGGGCGAAAAGGTTGATAGCAAGGTACTGGAGGCTGTACAAAAGCTGGTAGCTTAATACACCTAACAGGACGAAACACAGGTAGGGCTATAACCCGTAAATCCTGTGTAGCATGGTGAGGCCATGCCTGATGAGTCCGTAATGCAGAACGGTTTACCGCCTGTACAGGGAATTTGCATCTGTACCTAGCAGGATTGCATCAAAGGGTTGTAATACGTGCTATACGTATCCTGCATGGCCTCACCACTATCATTTAACAACTGGAGAACAACCATGAACAAGGTCTTTGACGTAGCACGTAAAGTGCTTAATGCGATTGCCGCCTGTATTGCAGGTGTAGTCCTGATGGTCGTGTTTGTAGTCACAGCCTTTGGCATGATTGCAACCATGATCTATAAGTTTCTGGAGGGTCGCAAGCGTGGCTAAATCATATCAAGTACGAGACGCGATTAAACTAGCTATACACTGGTATCGTGTAGCACAGGATACAGGCAATAGAGAGCTACGTGCTAATGCCCGTGAGTTTATTCGTTCACATTGGCGTATGCGTAACGAAGACAAGGTTATTGTCTTAAACCGATAGGAGATTACTATGACACACTACCGCGTATTTCCAGAGCCATACAAGGGCCGCTATGCAGACCGCGTGTACTATGGTGTAGAGCGGATAGTGCGTAGATGGTTTATCTTCAAGACAAAAGAGATACTGCATTATTTCCGTACAGAGAAAGAGGCGTATCAGTTTGTTCTTGAGTGCAGACGTGCAGATAGAGTGCAGGTGAAACATGGGCTGTAAGCATAACATAAACAACTACGAAGACATACTCAAAATGTCACCTGCTGAGTGCAGAGAGTGGCTTATTGAACGTGACAAGGATGGCGTGGAGCTGTACCTATCACTTGACCTGCTTACTACAGACTGGAGACAAACGGTGTATGAAAACATACGTGACTTTGGGTTTGAAGATGAGGAGGCAAGGCCGCGTGAATACCAAGAAGCCATTTACAAATTCGTGGAGGACAACTACGGACAAAGTGAAGCAGATGAACCAAGCTATGATATTGAGCTGATGGCTGTAGCAATAGCAGAGCATGTTAAACACTAAGGAGACGAACATGGAACCAATGTACCCACGCTTTAATGAGATGGTGTTGATGGCCGTTGCAAGCCTAATGCCAGATGGTTATGATGTGACTGATGATAGCACGGTGTGCGATACATTGGATAAGGTGAAGCGGCATCATCGCAAGACAGGCCGCATCATGGTGTGGACGGGAGAAAGCGAACAAAGCATCTTTGGACAAGCAAGCGTGAACCATGCGTTCAGAGCTTGGCACGATTATGTGCACGTGCTTTACGACCTCCCGTTCACAAAGGCAGGAGAACACCGTGTAATGCGTATTCAACAAACTCACGTAGATACACTGGGAGGGTTTGAATTTACACCAGAAGAAAAGAATCTCTTTTATAAGCTCTTGGAGTGCGAGGTGGATGGTCAGCTTGAGCATCTTATCAAGACAGGAGAGTTTGTAAAAGATCAACGCGCATTTGCAACAACATACATGGAGAATAATCATGGCTAACCTTAAAGAACACATCGGAGTAGATGATGATGGAGAATGGCACAGTATTGTACTCAGCAACGGGAACTCTATTGATCTTAACATCTTCATAACTACAGACGGTATTCTGCACATCGAAGTGTATAAAGATATATTCGGTGATACTGGTTTAGTCGAGCACGATAACACTGAGCCTTCGATTGTTTTGTATGAGAAATACAATCGAGGAGGTGTACAATGATATTCGCAGTAGCAATCGGAGTTCTATCAGCCATCGTTGTACTGATTGTGATGGCGCGTATTGACTTAAAGAAATTCATGGGCTATCCCGCAGTAATGGACGCGTCTGTTACGGTGCTTCTTGCGGTATTGCTTCACGGATCGTACGTAGGCATGGTGGCTGCAATCATCGGAGGACTATTCTTCTCTGTTATGATTACATTCATTCGCCGTGCGTATGGATACAAGAAGGTCGAGCGTAGAGGAGTTAAACTCGTATGGGTAGAATATCCTCCTGCGTGGATCGAAAAGAGTAAAACCACTATCAACAACCTGAGCCATATAGGAGATACTACATCATGCTCGAACTTAAAGTTATCCGCACCGCTAATAAGCTGTATCGCGGTCTTATTACTCTTGGCTTGCGTTCTCTGAACCGCAAGGACAAGGCTAACCTGCGTGAGTACAACAACAACCTGACGGTTGCTACGGACTACCGCAATCTTGCTGTGGAGCTTCGTAAACGTGCAGACAGCACGGAGACAAAAGCTACAAAGGTGTATGACGAAAAGGCGAGAGCCATCAATGCGGCATACAACACGTTGCAAAATGCACGTGACGACTTGAACATCAACGTATAAGGAGTTACTATGTCACAACCACAACGCAAGCACAAGCGTAATCGTGCACCTAACTCGCAGAACTCTGGTGTAATCCGCAACATTCGCGGTTTCGTGTCGGCCTATCTGCAAAGCGAGAGCGGTAAAGCTGCTCTGGCTCGTCAACCAATCCGTGTCAAAGGAGATAACGGTCAGGTTAAAATGATCTGGCGTTCATCGGCAATGGCACACGCATTTCAACAAGCAATAGCATAAGGAGATTATATCATGGCTTGTAAACACCACACCTGTCACAAAGTACGTTGCCGACTGTTCGGTATCGTATCCGGCCTTAAAGCAGAACCAGTATCACATTACGCTTGTGATGGTGAAGGCTTGACCTGCCGCATTACTCGCAAGAACCGTCACATTGTCGAACGTGATCTGGGGAACAACTGGGATACACTCGGTGCGTTCTTTAGTCTGCTGGTTCGTGCTTTCTTTGCACGTATCACACGTAAAGACATGCCAACAACCCTGAACAACTAGGAGATAACCTTGAACGCACAAGCTGTACTCGAAACAGACAACAAGGTTGTCGTAACAGAAACGATTGTATCTACACCTAAGAGCATTACTCTTAAACTGAGTATATCTCAGGCCGCAACAATCGCTAACCTGATTGGTAACACTTCCGAAACTGATATGCAGAAGTTGGCACCATTCTACCGTACACGCCGTAAGGTAACACTCATGGAAGTGTACAAGCCATTGACAGACGCACTTGATGCGGCTGGATTCCGCAACCACTAAGGAGAACTAACATGCGAGACTTACAAGCAATGCAAGCTGCTGCAACGGAGGTAGTTATCTTCGCTGCACAACCGCACCAACCCGAAGACGTGATGCACTTCTTGGCATCGAACAACATTCGGTTCAAGACCTTGCTCGGATCGTACAAGGGAACAAGAGAAGTCTCGTTCCTAGTATCCCGTGACCGCTTTGACGATATACTGTCGAACGGTTTCCTTGACCAACAAGAAAGCATCCTTGTTCTTAAAGGTACTAATGCACACGACCAGCGTATTGCTGAGATTGTGTACCTACGTGCCAATGAAGAACAGCCGGAAGGCGTGTTGGCTGAGGAAGTAGGTATCTTCGTAGAGGCAACTCGTGAAGAAGCCGAAGCACAAGATGGCTACTCGTTCGACCCATCGAATGAGAAGTTCTATATAATCAAACCGAAAGACTGATTACTAGGAGACAAGAATGTTACCAATGTTCAACGTACCGGGTTTCCAGACCCGCATTGCTCAGGCAGAGCAAGATAGAGCAAAGGCCGCAGGGCGTAAAATCGAGAAACTTGATTTGCGTCCTCGTGCTGGTGCACAGAGAATGGCAGAGCCGAAAGACTTTAACATTCAAATGTTAGAGGAAGCGGTGCGTATTATGCAGATGGCTCCAATGCACCATCACATGTTTGATATGTGTATGATTCATGCGGCTGCTAGTATCCCAATGCGACCTGAACGCTCGGTAACAATCCCTAGAGAACCAGTGAAACCACGGTTTGATAAAGACCCACGCTTCCTTGACATAGTAGAGCATGTAGCTAGGGAGGGCGGATACCTACGGAACGCACCGTTTCCAGTAGATCGCATCGGAGAAGGTTACTATGCCTCAGTGTATGTATGTCCCTATGATACCACCAAGGTCGTTAAGATCGGGAGACAGGTATCCTCCGATGGATGGTTGGATTATGCAGGGTTCTGTTTAGATCAGCGCGAGGCCAGACCTAACCCTTTACTACCTGTCATACATCAACTAGAGATTAAGCGCAAATTTTATGTGGCTCTGCTTGATCGGTATGACATGACAGCGCATGAGGCAATGAAGCAAAGATTGCCAAAGACGTTTGCCATGAAGTACGAAGCGATACGGGAAGTCTTTTCCGTAGGTAAACAAGAACGCTGGAGAAGAATACAGCCAGCAAAAGAGTACACAGGATACGCAGTAGAACCCTGCCAAGAAACCCTTGTACACGCCTATCGTCTCGATGCACAACTACAGAACTATGGCTTAAAGCCAAATGATCTTCATGCAAATAATTTTATGTTCCGCAAAGAAGGTTCCCAGTTGTACATCACTGACCCTGCAAGCGACCCATCAAGTCATGGAACGCTGGATAGGCTTCACAAATTAGGAGTACCAATAGAGCAATGACACTCAGATCGCGGGAGATGAACCCGCTCGACAACTTGGTTCGCAACCTTTTTGGTTTGCGTCCCTCAACTTACAAGGAGATAGCGTGGAAAAGGTTAGCCTAGTAAAGATCAAGTCTGGTCGTACAGTTCATCATGGCTTGGTGACAATGATCGGAGGCATTAGCTTCTGTATTGTGCCAGTGAAAGCCGAGCATGTCGTTTACTTCGGTCTTACCGGAGCGAACGGAGACTTTCTCCAAGTGTACGCAGAGCCGTGGGATGGGAACAAAGATTCCCTTGAACTCGCCACAGCGCAAGGCACGAGCAAGCTAGAGAAGTTACGGCCCGATGAATGGTGCTATATTTACTCAGCGCGTGTGCTTGGAGAAGTCCGTGCTAAGAAGAAGAACGTACATGCTGAGTACAAACAAGCTCTGGAGGACGACTACAACGCCTACCATAAGGAGGTTACATGATTTGCTACAGAGATCGTACATACTGCGGCTCACCAAATTGTGAAAACAAATGCGGACGTAAACTCACCGATGAAGTCAAAGAAGGCGCAAAGAAATGGTGGGGATCAGACAATGCTCCCATTGCTATAAGCAACTTCTGTGATGAAAAGGGAGAAGTCCGTAAATGATGGCTCAAGGTGTCTATATCCTTGCGCTCTGGTGTACCAATCTATTTTGCATGGTTCCTCCAGTACCGCTGGAGATTTACAGGCATAAAGATATGTGCATCATTGCCAAAGCCCGTTACGAGTACCACTACCCACAATTTACATTCACTTGCACCCAAGAAGGAGATTCCTAATGGCTAAAGCCAAGAAGACTAAGCAGAAGAACACATTCGCAGCCTCGGTTGTGCGTGTTACACTGGTTGTTGATATTCCAGTAAACGAACCGTACGACTATCGCCGTACCGTTCAGCTTGTGAACGACTACGATGCAGAGACAATCGTTGCCGAACACGCAGTAAGCAAAATCACACACAAACTTGTCGAAACCCAAGTAGAAATCCCGGAGGATTTAGTATAATGAACACAAGCGCACAAGCATTTGAAAAAGTAAAACCTGCTGTACCGTCTATTCGTTCTCGTGTACTGCAAGCTATTGGCGATGCAGGAGACGCAGGACTTACACCGTCCCAGATCATTGCACAACTAGGTGAGCTGGATTACTCGGTACGTCCACGTATTACTGAGCTGTTCTTATCAGGACAGATCAAAAAGAACGGACAAACTCGCCAGAACCTTCGCGGAAACGAAGAAGATGTTTACGTGTACACAGTTGGTGTTATCCAACCAGTTGCACAAGCAACTCCTCTGGAGAAAGCCCTTAAAGCCTTTTCCAATCTTTCTCGTGAAGACAAACGCGCAGCATTATCTGAAATTACAATTAGTCAGTTCGACTGGGCGTTTGCGGGTAGTGTAGATTACTGGAGTAAAGTACACAAAGAAGTTGGCAACATGCCAGTTACCGCGTTTACGGAGTCGGGCAAGTAATGAGCTATTACCGTTCTCCATCAATTAAGGAGGACAGGGAGTACACTGGTGAAGTTTACGATCAGCTCTCTGAGTCGTACTTTACCGTTACG